ACTAGATATAACATATTAACAAATCAACCAATCAACCATGGGGGAATAATTACGAGATGAGGAAGCGTAAAAAAACCATATCTAAAAATATGATAGAGGTACTTGATTATCACACATCAAGAACATATAGAAAGAATGGCAAGCGTGTAAAAAAGAAAAACATCACACCAGAAGCACAGAAAAAGCAAAATGAAAAACAAGCTGAAGCAATGCTACGTATGTTGATTGATAATAACTTCACTACAAATGATTGTTATATCACAATCACATATAAGGAACAGCCAGCGACATGGGAAGATGCGAAGAAAGATATTCAGAATTTTATAAGAAGGCTAAAACGCAAATATAAAAAACTGGGTAAAGAATTGAAATACATTTACATAGCGGAGGGGAAAACAAGAATACATTTCCACATGATCATTAACAATGCAGAACTATATTCAGATGAGTTGAATGAACTTTGGCCACATGGCATGCATAAGTTGATGTTGTATCAAGGAAGAGCAGAAGATGCAGTCAGACTAGCAAGCTATTTTGTGAAAGAAAAAAGAAGTGCTTGTTATTCAGAGAAAGAAGATGCATTTAAGCGCAGGTGGAATAGTAGCAAAAATTTAGAAAAGCCAAAAGTAAAAACAGAAATATTGAAGCCAAGCGAATGGAGAGATTACATCCAACCGCCAAAAGGCTATTACGTGGAAACAGACAGTGTAGTTGAAGCTGTATCTGATGAAGGTTATCCTTATAGATTTTACAGATTGATAAGAATTGAGGAGGTCAAACATGGCACTACTAGGAATAGGAGTTGTAGTAGGGGTAATGCTAGGAGTATTAATCATGGCATTATGCGTAATTAGTAAAGAATGTGAGAAATGGGAGGAAGAAGCAAATGATAAACGTAAATGAAGTATTTTTAAGTGGCAACGTAGTAGCAGATGCAGAACTACGTTATACGAAAACAGGGAAGCCAGTACTCACATTTAGAATGGCAACCAATAAATATGTGAACGAGCAACAGAGCACACAATATCACAACATTGTATGCTGGGTTGATGCGGAACTTTACAGTGGGTTACGTAAAGGTGATTTTGTAGCAGTAAATGGCGAATTAAGAACTAGATCATACGAAAAAGACGGAAGTAAAAGATACATCACAGAGATTGTAGTCAAAAATCTTACATATGGCCTTAAACAAAATGAAAGCGGAGCAAGTAATTTTGAAAATGGATTTGTAGATGATGATGAAACAATTCCATTCTAGGAGGGAATATGCGAAGAGGTAGACCAAGAAAAATATGTAGCCATTCATTTGGACCAGCAAAAAGCGGTGCATTATGGGTGAAAGCATCTTGCCCTAAGGGGAAAACATCAATAAAAGTATTCAAAGGTAAAACTGCAGGTACATTACATTGGCTAAAGAAAGAAGAATGTGAAGACTGTCCTGCATATGCTCCAACAAAGATTTATAGAACATAAAAATATATGCTGAATTGATGCGGTGAGTAAATAAAATGGTTAGGTCATATAAGAAGTATTGCCTAATAGTAGGGGACAAAGTTATGAACCATGTAACAACACTATTCAATAGTAATGAGTTTGGGGAACTTAGAACAATCATTATTGAAGATGAAGTGTACTTTGTGGCCAAGAGCGTAGCAACTGCACTTGGCTATAAAGATACTGCAGATGCAATTAGAAAACATATTGATGAAGAAGATAAGCTGCGTTGGCAAATTGCCGACACAGGTCAGAAGAGGGAAACATATTTAATCAATGAGTCTGGACTATATTCATTGATATTGAAATCAAAGATGCCAAGTGCGAAGAAATTTAAACGCTGGGTAACTAGCGAAGTGCTTCCACAAATTAGAAAAACAGGTAGCTATGAGCTACATATACCAAAGACACTACCAGAAGCATTGAGATTGTATGCAGATGAAGTAGAAGCACATAACCAATCAAAGGCAATTATTGAGCAACAGAAACAACAAATAGCGGAATATGAGCCAAAGGTTGACTATGTGGACAAAATACTAAGCAGTACAAATGCAATGACAGTAACACAGATTGCTGCAGACTATGGATTAAGTGCTAAAGCTTTAAACAAGATACTACATGATGCACACATTCAACGTAGCGTAAATGGGCAATGGATTTTGTACAGTGATTTAATGCGAAAAGGGTACACAAAGACTAAGACACACACATATATGACTACAGACGGAAGATTGGAGTGCAAAGCATCTACACGCTGGACACAAAAAGGAAGATTGATGATACACGAGTTATTAAAGAAGTTGGGCATCAATGCAGTGTGTGAGGAGGTAGCATGAAGCCATTAGTATATAAAGGACTAAGAAAGAACTTAAACAGGTCAGAATGGGTAAGCAGTGATGAAATAAAGCAAAGCTACTCACAAATAAGACTATTAGCAGTAGAAAATGATACATATGCATGGGTACCAATTGAGGACGGAACACTATGTAGAGGAAGCGAAGCAAAAGACACACTAGGGCAAAGAATATACGAAAAGGACCATATAGAGTTTGATTGCAAATCAATACAAGATACACCAATGGTAGGGGAAGTATATTACAGCGTGGATAAATACCAATGGAGATGCAAGGCAATTAACCAGCAAGATACAACACAAAATGATGCGGTATTAGATTTTGACTTAGCATTTGTATTGAATAATGGGAAAGTAAAAGTAATAGGCAATAGATTAGAGGGATATGATCATGAATGACAGATACAGAAATGTATGCAAAGCACTTGATCATATTGCAAAGTGTAGAACAAAAGAAGCAAAAATGGTATTTATACCATACTGTGGTTATGTGGTTACTCCCTCAGATGAGCTACTAAAAGCAAGAATAAGGAGAAACCTATGTAAGGAAAGCAAAGAATTTTACAAAAAGGTAAGGAGTTATTATGAAACCACCATGCAGGGAGTGCCAATTTAGAGAAGTAGGATGCCACAGTAAATGTGAAAGCTACATTCAATGGAGAGTGCAGCTAGATAAATATAACGAGCAAAAGAACATGCAAGGCGATGCCTATAAATATGTAGGAGATAACGTAAGAGCAATTAGACACAGAATGAGAAAGCTAAAAGGATATAGCTGTACGGTGAGGGATTAAAAAGTGAAATTAGATTTATGGGTAAGGCTAAACATAACAATGGCTGCTGATAGTAAGGTAAGTGGCTGGACACAGATATACGGGAAGCATGAGTTAGCCATGTATAAAAAGCCTTTCAAAGAATTAAAGCCAATTGTTAATGATCATATAGGAAAAATGAACTGGCTAACTATTTGTAATAGGTGGGGTGAAACAAATCAAGTAATAGAAATTAATGCAAGGAAGATAAAGCGGTGTGTAATTAAAGAGTGTGTACAGCCATATGATGAACATGAAGAATATGCGGTTAAAGCATGGTGTAAAAACTATATGAAAAGGAGAACATTCATAGAAAATAATGAATGATAAAAAAATTTTAGATGCATGCTGCGGTTCAAAGATGTTCTGGTTTGATAAAGAATATAAAGATGCTGTATATATTGATAATCGGACAGAGGATACAACGCTTTGTGACGGCAGAAGATTAATTGTTAGACCAGATATAGAAGCAGATTTCAGAAATATGCCATATAGTGATGAAACATTTTACCTTGTTATTTTTGATCCACCACATTTAATAAGAGCAGGTGAAAAGTCATATTTAAAAATAAAATATGGAAAATTAAATACAGAGTGGAAAGAAGATATAAAAAAAGGCTTAGCAGAATGTTGGAGAGTCCTTAAACAAAATGGGACGATGATATTTAAATGGAGCGATGAGCAGATAAATATATCAATGGTAAAAGAATTATTACCTTGTGAGCCAATTATTGGACAACGCAGAGGAAAAACTATATGGCTAGTGTTCTTTAAATCATAAGGAGGATAAGAAATGCAAAGAAAGTGTCATAGATGTGATAGGTTATTTACCCCAGAGAGTAATAGCACATGGTGTCCAGATTGTAGAGAAGGCAAACCAGTAGCCCCTAGGAAAACAAAGGAACAATTAGAGAAAGAGCGTGAAGCACGATTAGAGAAAGCATTTAAATACACAAGATACTGTGTACAGTGTGGAAAGAAATTCCATACAAATGATACACGTAAGGTAATATGCGGTGATTGGGAATGTGAAGAAAAACAAAGATTTGAACTTCGAAGAGCAAGCTGTAGGAAAGGGAAACAAAAATGAGGATACTAAGCATTGGGTTTGGGGATAAAAAGAAAGTAAAGTATGAGAAAGCAAATAATGCTGGTATTACCGAAACATATCAACTAAGCACAGAGGACGATTTTAGACCAGAGATATTAGGCGCATATGTAAAGGCAAGAATATTAGTATATGAAGTGTTTAAAGTGTTTAAACTGTTTGACGAAGAATGGATGAAAATTAAATCCATTAGTTTTAAATGGCACAAGGAAATGCCAAAGGTTATTACCGAAGCAAAGTATGTACTTACAATCACAAACAAGTATGGAGATGAATGCCAAATTAGCACATCTTGGTTAAGTGTAATAGATGAAGCGCCAGAAAAGCTTATTCCATTAGTAGAAGAAATAGAAATGTTTGTAAGAGGTGCAAGAGCGCAGGGGAAACTTTGGGAAGATGAATTAGAAGCTGATGCGGTCGAAGGGGAAACATTTCACATCAATGATCTAGTACAAGAAGGAGAAGCAGATGATTAAAGACCAATTAATATATGTAGCTCATCCATTTGGCGGAGATAAAGCCAATAAGTATTCAATTGATACAATCATGGAAAACCTAGTAATGCTAGATAAGAACAATACATATCTATCACCTCTTCATAATTTCAGCATGTTGTATTTTGATAAACCGTATTCAAAAGGCTTAAAAATATGCTTGGATATGTTAAATAGATGTGATGCATTAGTATTATGTGGAGACTGGGAAACATCAAAAGGCTGTATAGGGGAATGGTCATTTGCAATAGCTAAAGGGATGCCAATATATACATGGAAAGAATGGACCGATAAATTAAAGGAACAGGGAGATAATAGCCGATGACAGGAAGGGAATATTTAAATCAGATCCGTGATACAGATTTAAATATTAGATGTAAGGAGAGAGAAATATTTAGAATAAGACAAGATATTATGAGTTTACAAGCCATTGACTATAGTAAGGACAAAGTTAGTGGAGGGCAACCAATTACTATTGCGGACAAAATTGCAAATCTTGATGTGGCTACAGACGAGATTATGAAAGAATGGAGTGCTTACTTACAGGAGAGAGAGCGAGCAAGATTTATGATTAATCAAATTTATAGCACTAAGCAAAGAATTGTTTTAGTAGATAGGTACATTAATGGATGTACCTGGGAAAAGGTTGCAGAACTAATAGATTGTTCAAGGCAGAATGTTCATAACTTGCATAAAAGAGCAATTAAAAATTTTGAGGAAATTTACAAAAAGGTTGCTATTATT